GATAACCATTGATAGTGTTGTCCCCTTCGTAAACGAATTGACCAGTGCTAGATGCTTTCTCAGTTGTTTTTAGAGTTCCGCGCAAAGCAGAATTCATGATGTAACCAAGACTGCCAAGCAGAGCATTGTCTGTACTTACTGCGGCTTCTGCATTCACATAATCAGCGAATGTTGTGTAGCCGGACTCAGTGTTAATTCCAGACACATTTAGGAAGCCAAGAGGCTTGCTTTCAGTACCAACACCATTGATGGCCTGATTCTCAATCTCGATAGCAATTTGACGGGCCAGATCCTGACGAACCAAGTTCTCAATGTCAATACTTGATTGAAGTAATAGACGACGAGAATAATCAGTCAGAGCACCGATTGTACGAGGTTGCAAACTTACCTGGTCAACTGTTAATTGACTTTCAGTAATGTTAGAGTTTTCTGCAACGTGATAGGTGGTAGCACCGCCAGATTGACGAGGAATTGCAACCATTCCTTGCAAACCAGTGAGCACATTTGCACCCGCTGCTTGTAAAGTAAGAGCCTTACGAAGCAGATCAATAAATGAAGCAGAAAGTAAATCAGTTTGTACTAAATCACCGCCTTGATTAGCAGTGCCAACTGTTAAGTCTCTTGTCGCATAACCAAGTACATCAGCAGGGACTAAAACGCCACGAGCTTCTTTACCTGTTTTTACTTGAGCAGCAGCACTTACTTCAAATTCAAAAGCAGCAGCTCTTTGTGCTTCTCTATCATTTGGATGAGCAAGAGCTTTAAGTGCTCTAACAAAAGAGAACTCTCTTACTTCTTTTTCTGTTAAACCAATTTCAGCATCTTTAGAAGAAATAGGCTTCTCCTCTACTCCCATCTTCTCAAGAAGTGCGGAGCGAAGATCTTCAAGACTACGAGAGTTTGAAATAAACTCTTGAGCCAATTCAGTGTTCTTGGTTCTTTGTCCAAGAGCAATCATTTCAGCAGCTTCCTTGGCCTTGGCTGTTGCAGCCTCAGCGCGGATAGCAGCCTCATTTTCGAGGTTTTGTTCCACGGTAGATTCTCCGTTGGGTTTACTTGTAACGGCTGAGGCCGTTTCAATGCTTTGATTATTAGTCAAAGCACGACCAATGCCAACATTTTTAAAATCAGCAGGCACAGTTACCAAACTAATTTCAAAAGGCTGGAAGTCGGTCGCACGATAAGTCACTGGTGTAGTTGACTTGTCTGCTTCCATCTCATTGATCTTGTAGCCGAAGCTTACATTCCGAATAATGTTATCCGAAATCAGCTCCTGCATCTCGCGTCCAAGCTCGTTATTAGCAAGACGAACACGAGCAAAACCACGCTTATCTTTAATGTAAGCGCGTTCAACAACACCGACTATTTTGTCGGCATCATGTTGAAAAAGTAATGGAGCGCCCGTATTTAAACGGGACATATCCATTGCTCTTTCACTAATCTCTAATACTTCATTGCCATACATTCGCTCAACTGGTTCTTCACTAGCGAATGGAAATTCAATGACTCGATCTTCTTTTTTAGAGCGAACAAATTCAGTGACATGAGCCCTCTTATGTGACTCAGACTTGAAATCACGCTCAGGCACTGTCTTTTCTTCAACAGTGACTTCTTCTGCGACTTCGACGGGAGGATCAGCTACAGCCGCTGATCGCGTGGCGGCAAATCCCCTGCGCTTCGCAGCTCGCTTTCCTTTCATAGATTCTCAAATAATTTAGATATTAGTCTAGTTCCTCGTCTTGTGGTATATCATCATTCATCTCAGATTCTTCGACATTAGAAAATAAAGAAGGTTGAAATACTCCATTATTTGAAACCTGTCCTGGATCAGTATCTAGAACAATACCCATCTTCTTTGTTTTCTTAACTTCTTTTTCCCTTTGACGCATTTGCTCATCAAAGTCACCGCCATGTAATGCAACAACCTGAGAAAGAGTCATTACTCCACTACGAATCAAAGTTTTATAGGCATCTGCTTCTTTCTGAGGATCTACGAATTGAGCAGCTGGAGGGAGCCATTTACCTTCTTCATATCTTTCAGGATCAATGTCATAACCAGGTAACTCTAAAACGCCTGACATGACTGCCATCTCAAGCCATTTAGCAAATACCTTCTCGCATAAAGACTCAATAACATATTGCTGCAAAGTGCGATAGTGAGCCCTTGTCTCAAGTAATTCCAAACGGGATGAACTGTAATTTGACTGACTGAAATCAGAACTAACTTGCGTATATGAACAACCAACCCCAGCAGCAACAGCTCGCAACATCTGCTGAACAAAAGGACTAAATCCATCGTCAGGTCGATTAGGTGAGAAGAATTGCATCTCCTCTCCAGGTGCAAGACGACGAATCGAACCAGGAGCAAAATCTAAAACTGATTCTTGATCGTAATTTCCATCCTCAAAAAGATCCTGATCTGGCGTTTTTACAAAAGCCATCATTGAAGCTGTTGCACGAGCAGCGACAATTTCAGATTCTTCGAAACCACTCAAGTTCCGCAAACGCATAATTGCCGAGGCAAATGCACTCATTCCTCTTGTCTGACCTGGACGCTCAATCAAATAAAGATGTAAAACTTCCTCCGCTGGAACTCGAACACGTTTCTTAATCGCCGTATTTGCATAAGAGAATTGATAATCCCCTGGATGAAAATCAAGAAAATGATAAGCAATAGGTCTATCCCATTTGTCTATCTCAACCCCCATTCGTACCTGATTTCCATTCTTTTCAATCCCGTTGTAATCATCATCAAGCAAATCTGATTCGATGATTTCAAGCGCAAATGGAATCTTGCTATTACCAAACGGTTGACGAATAAAACGAATAAAACACTCTCCTGATTCCAAAGTCGAGGTGATGCTCAATCTTTGAATATCAGTCCATGAGAGTTTCCCACCAGCATGACAACGATCAGCTACGCCCCATTTTTTCCATTCACGTTCAATCCTTGTATTTATATCTTCTGCCAGACGATCTCCGCGTTTCATCTTTACCTGAGATTGTCTTTTGATCCCAGTTCCTACGACATTATTCCGAACGGCCCTCAAAGCAGCCTTTGCAAAGTCGCTATCTCGTACTAATTGCCGCGCACGATTCCTAACTTGCTTAATACTGCCCTTAACTTCACTATCTGCTGAAGTCGATTGACTTATCCAATCAGAAGTTAGTCGATTGCTTTGAGCAGCCGCATAAGCACGTTTTAAGTTCGCATTACGCGATTTAGCTTCAGATAACTCCTGCTTAAGCTCATTTACGCGACCAAAACCAAGAAATGCCATTAGGTGAACCTCACTTTTGCTAGACCTGGATTACCCAAACCTTGACGCATTTTCTCTTTTCTTCTTTCCATATTGATTTCTTGCTGTAATTCAGATCTCAACTGTAGTAACTCAGCCATCTTGTAACGTTTCAAACTACGTCCACCAATCGTGTATTCCTGAACCATTCCACCTTCTGCCAAGGTACGAATAGCTGTCTCAACGTGTCCCAAATCAATCTCAGCACGAGACCGATCATCAAAAGCTCCAGGTGTCCCAATGTAATAAGCAGAAGCCTTAACAGTGAATTGTCCTCGGCCTGCTGTATATCTCAACGAGCCATAAGTTGCTATTGCTTGCCAAGTCCAAGTCCCAGTATCAAAAGTTGTAGTCGTTGAAGATGGAACAGTGCAACGCCAACCATTCCCTTCATCTACTCCGGTAATAGTTGCTCCTTCTGATGCCGTATTGGTTCTTGCGTACCAATTCAATGCATAATTCGTATTATCAACAACACCTCCGACTGGATCGGTAAATGAGGGAACATCGAAAATAATCGTATCCGCTGGATAGATCAAATCGGGAACAAGAATAGTCACCAGCTTGTCACGAATGAAGAATTAGGTCTTTGCATCCTGCGTTGAGGAGGTCTATATGCTGATTCTATCGGTTTATTCGCCTTTAAATCATCTTTATCTCCTTCTTTTACGACTTTTCCAAGCTTTCTCTCGAATTGTTGAAAAATCGTATTGCGGTTATACCTCATATATAAATAATGCAAAGCAGAATAGCTATAGACAAAACAATCAAGTGCTTCATTACGATCACTTGCCCTTTTCTTCCACTCTCGAATTGCAAAACCTTTTACATATCGAACCACTTGTCTTTCTGAAGTTAATTGCTTGAAATATTCATGACCTGCCTCTGCATGAAAATGGATGTATCCAGGACCAGGTTCATTGTGTTTAAGACGGCCAAAAATTGTGCTTTTAATGGTATCCGAACCAACAGGAAAAACTTCTGCTGAATTTTTCAGGATTTGGCCCTTATAATTAATATCAACCTTTGAAGGCTTTCCAATCGGCGGTTTGTTCCTGATTGATTGTCCCTTTAAAGCGAAAACACCATTTCTTTGTCGTTGTCTCGCATAGGTATAGACCTCAGAAGTGTAGTGACCACCTGAATCCACACCTATCGCTACTGGTCGTATTACACCTCCTCCTTGATGTGGATAGTCTCTAAGTAATACATCATCAACTTGTGACCATAACTTCATTCCCGCTGGATCTCCGTAAATCTCTGTATGACTTATCAACCAGCATTCCTCTCCCTCTCCCCAGGCATACAAGCTAATTGCGACCCTGTTGTCCTGAACGTCAACTCCAGCAGTGACGATACTTGCCCCGTTCGGTATCTCTCCAGCAGGGTAGAACTCAGCCCGTTCGGAGAGAGATTCGGCCCCGATCTTCGCCCCAATTTCTTCCTCCCAAGTCTCTCCGAGAACAGTATTGACGAACGTCTTGAGAAGCGGCGCATCATTCTTCGCTCTCAAAAACTCGCCCACGATTTCCTCCCACGACTTCCAACCAAGGGGAGAATAAAGAGATGAAAGATGAAAGGATACCGTCCGAGGATCAAGAGAAGTAGACGTTGCTCTCCATTCACCACGGCGAAGCATTTCGCTCTTGTGGTGCTCTGGTATATAAGCCCCGCAACTCTCACAGACATACGCAGCAGTCTTTGGATCTCCGTCACGCCACTTGAGATTTTTCCATTCAAGCGTTTGAAAATGATCGCAATGCGGACAAGGAACAAAATAACGGCGTTGATCGCCTGCCTCATATTCCGCTTCAATTCGACTTACTTCCTTAACAGTCGGTGTAGACGTAAGGATAATTTTCCTCCTACTAAACGTTGAAGCACGACGTTCAGCCAAAGCGCAAGGATCCCCCTCCCCATCGCAATCCTCTGGAAAGGCATCAGTTTCGTCCAACATGACCCAACGGCAGGGAGCAGAACGCAACCCAGTAGCA